CAACTTGCCGGTGAAGGTGCTACAGGGATCGACTTAAGTTCATTCCAACCTGAAGAGGAAAAAGGATTTCTAGGTACAATCATAGCTTCAATTACGGGTTTGGTTACCGCAGTTGTTTCTGCTATGGCCGTAGCCGGAATGACTTTTAAAGAGGCCTTAAAATCAGTTCTAGGTAAAAGATTGAAGTCTATTAAAGCTAGAATCTTAAAACCGTTTACTGCTGTTAAAAACTTCTTTGGCAAAATAGGTAAAGCCTTTACAACCGTCTTTGGCAAAATCAATAAATTCTTTAAGAGCTTTAGCAAAATAGGCAATCTACTTAAATCTGGTGGAGCGTTATCAAAGGCTGGTGGTATATTTAAAAAGGTGTTTGGAGTAATTGGAAAACTCGGAGGTGTTCTTGGTAGATTATTCGCTCCTCTTGGTGTTATCTTGGGAGCCTTCGCAGGAATTTTTGATGCGGTAAAGGCCTTTCAAAACGAAGAAGGAAGCCTGGCCGACAAAATAATTGCAGGTATTTCTGGATTCTTTCAAGGGTTTATCGGGTTTGCGATTGGCGGACTTTTGGATCTAGGTAAAGACTTACTTGCTTGGCTGCTTGGTGTATTCGGAGTTCCTGAAGAAAAGCTGGAAGGTATGAAAGCTTTTAGTGTTACTGACTTTCTCAAAGATCTTATAGGAAATATATTTGACGGCATTGACGCATTTTTTAAGAGTACCTTTGATGGTATGTTTGAAGGATTTAATGAAACCGAAGGAAACTTATTTGAAAAATTTCTAGGTGGATTTGTAGGTCTTGCTACTGGAATGTTTGAAGGTATTGTAGACTTCTGGGCCAAAATCATTGATGGTATTGCAGGGTTCTTTGGCAATGAAGACTTTAGCTTTAAGGAATGGATTACGGGATTTGCCGGAAAAATATGGGATGGTGTTACTGGCTTTTTCAAGAACATCTTTGAAAAAGGTAAAGAAGCGGCCATTGCAGGAATAATGGCATATGTCAATCTTGGCCAATGGGTCATAGGATTTGTTACTGATATATGGGACACGATAACTGGGTTTTTCAAATCGGCGATTGAAAATGGTAAAGAACTTATGATTGGTTTAGCCCAGAAAATATTAAATATTGGGGACACAATAAAGAGCTTTGTCAGGGATATACTACCTGACCCAGACGGAAAAGGATTCTTTGGTTTAGCAGGTAAGATACTAAGTAAGACTGGAATTTACGACTTTGTTAATTCTGAGGATGCTCCTCTAGAAGAAAGCAATTCCCAAACCTTTGTTGATACAACGGCTATAATTCCACCCAGATCCAACGTTGGAGAAGCCTTGACGCAAGTAGGTAGTATGGCTGGAGGCGCTTCAGTAACTGTTGTGAATAACAACGGAGGTAACGTTACCAACACCACCACATCAAATCAAACAAATAATACCAGAACGGCTTCTCCGCCAGTGATGAGTGGTTCGGCACTGGCAATGTAAACAAAAAACCCCGTGGCTGAATTAACAACCACGGGGTTTCTTTTATCTCGAGGCAACCTTACTGTTGAGCAAGCTGAGCGAAATACGACAAAGTATCGTCGTCATCGCTGCCCCCGCTTTCTTCAACCGGAGCAGGTTCCGGAGCTGCGGCCTCGGAGCCCAGCCCAGGGATTTCATCCTCAACCTTATCAAGTCCTGGGGCGGAAGGTTCGTCAACAGTTGCGTGATTACTCACTGATGCAGAACCGTTAACCTCTTCCTCGCCAAGAACTTCGATAAGCTTACGCTTAAGATCATCATACGACTTGTATGTCGAAGGATCTGTAAACGGAGAGAGTTCGTAAAGGCTTTCGTATGTATCACGAAGACGACCTTCATCACCTTCGTAAAGAGGAGAAACCGAATCGAACTCAGACTTATCATAGTTACGATAACCTTCGAAGTTACGAATCTTCAACTTGAAGTTTGCACCCTCCCAAAAGTCAAACGGATTAACCGCTTGCTCATCTTGGAACTGAGGCTGCATAACGTCCATAATCTTGTCAAAGATTTTCTTTCCATACTTGTAAAGGAAGGTCTTTCCTTCATTTTCAGGATTACTTGGATCAGATACCACAAGGATATTTGAAACGTGATGAAGACGACGCTTGCGAGAGCGTGCCAAATCTTTATCAGATTCAACCCCGCTGTTCCACAAACGGCTATTAAGCTCGGAAACAGGATCGTCTTTACCAATACTTGTCAGAGAGTTCTCAATGTACCAACGACCAGTTGGACCTTGAAACCCGTGATCCCAATAACGGACCCACGGGAGATCATCTCCTTCTTTAGCAGGAAGGAAGCGAATTACCGCGTATCCATTCCCGCTCTTATCTACTGTAGGCTTCCAGAATCGGTCATCGCCGTAATTAGATTTACTAGCGTTTCCTCCGACTTTTTCAGCCGCTTGAACAAGCTTACCAATGGCAGCTTGACGATTTGCTTTTAGGTTATCGAATGACATATGTTTTTATTGCGTTGTATTACGTTGTATTGCGTTGTATTGTAGCGCGAGTATATTATACCATATTCTCGCTATTTTGTAAATACAGAAAGTATATTTTCTGTATATTTTTTCAGATCTGTGGTATGAACCAAAAACGGAGCATACTTTGAGACCAGAAAGGAGGTACCCTTTGAAACATCCAAAGGATCTTTTAATTCTTTATTGAGACGAGGGGTAAAGTTTAGCATGTTTTCAAATATGGCCAGTGTCTCGATGGACATCTTACCTTCAACATATAGTCTATATATCAAAGGAGGATCGTTAAGATCTGGCGGAATGAAACACTCATCAAAGGTAAGTGATTCCTTTTCGGCTTCTTCCCCAAGCCACATGACATCAGTTTTGAAGTTATAATCAAGTGCTTGAATCTTTCCAGTCCACGTATTATAAGCTCCTTCGTTACACTCGCCAATCCATTTATTACCAGCAAGAATGTTTGCGAGGGAGTAAAGAATCACGTCGTTTCTCTTTGGATAAGTCTTGGCCAGCTTTTCAAACTGGTACCTATTCTTATGCCCCATGAATGTTTCACGCTTGCACCTCGGACCTTTAAAGTTAAACTTAAAGGCATCGTAATCCCTTTCTGAATTAAAGTGAAGTGACATTGCAGTGAATGTACTCCATGCATCCATAGGAGTGCAGCTTTCGGTGCTAAGTGTAATCATAATAGTGTTGCCGTATTACTTTTCTTACCTTTAAGTACGTTGTTATTTACGGCTTCAAGTTTAAGCTTTTCTTTTAAGGGACCGTTAATGAATGAGGTAATGTCCTCAGGATCAAATCCCTTTTCTTCACAGATGCATATAATAGCTTCTACATATCCCATCCCATCCCTGCGAACAAGTGTTTCTACCTCACTGATAAACTCCTCTTTGGTCATTGGAAGGTTTAGTGCTTCTTCAATCTCTTTCTTTTTCATGCTTTGTCAAATGCTTTTAACAGTACCGTGTTATTGTTAATTCTGCCGTTAGCCTTTCGTGGCTTTGTCTTTAGCGTCTTTAAGAGATTGTCAATCTTTCTCACCGTTCCCGAAAGAATTAGCGGGAGTACATCCTCTGGTTTTCTCAAGGTTAGGGTGATGCTTTTATCAGGATCAAACTCTTTAATACTTGTTCCCTTCACACTGAATCCACTAGGCGTACTTGAGTAATAGACACTCAGTTGGCGATACTTGGTATTGAATACGTATACCCTTTGGCTAAAAGGAATAGAGATCGGATCAATACTCTGCAACGAATATGTCTCATCTTCCTGCAGATATTTAAGACGAGCAACTTGCTTGTCTGCAGCCTTTGGTCGTTTCACACGAGGACGTCGTGTACTCTTAACCTTGGAGTGAGAAGCTGCGTCAGCAATCATCTTTTCAAAGTTAGCAACAATCCTATTTAGTTGAGGCTTTCGCAAATAAGAGTAACCTTCAACCGCATCATCGCAAGTACGATCCATTGCAGCCTTAAACTCAGCGTGGTGAGTGGTTAACCAATCAACGACAAACTTAGCTCCTTTAGCTGGAATCGCTGCACTGCGTAACAGCATGCTTACATCCATATAAGGCATCTTTGTTGGTGTATCTCCTGATTCAACCTCTGCAACTTTATCAAGAAGTTCCTCAAGATGGATAATTACCTCGTCATTAACTTTGGCCTCCAATCTTTGAAGCGGAGTCTTAACAACTGGTTTAGGTTTTGAATCATCCTCCTCGGCTCCCGCCTCTTTCTCCGCGGCTGAAAAGTGATAATCTTTAATCGCATCTTTTAGATGTTCATGAATAAACTTGGAGACTTTCTTTGATTTTTTAGCGTCGGGATGGCAGTCCGGCATTCCCCGCTGCAGCATCCGCACAAGTTTACCAACCGTACTTACAAGCGCACTTGGTGGTAAACCTTTAATTGCTGAAACGTCTGATTTGGTGTATCCATTGGATTCCATCCAATCAATTACCCATGGCCGCATATCAGCAGAGTCAAGGTAATAATTGTAAAAGCGCAAAGCTTTGCTTTGCCGATCGTTATAATCTTCAAAGCTGATATTTTCCGCATCAGTCCAAGAAGGTTCTGTTCCGGTGAACTTAAAATCAACCGCGGCCACTTCACCGCGACGGTCTAGGAATTTTTTTCGTTTGGTTGCCATAATGTATATTCTATCACAGTTTAATAAGAATGTAAATAAAAAAATTAGTCTATTGATTTCCCTTCCCGCAAACGAGTAAGATAAGGAAAGCGGGGAATCCCGTCGGGAGTGAGATTGAAAAAGGTGCACGTGCCGTAAGAACCAATGTACTTCTCTCTGTTGACAAGTAGGTCCTTTAGAAAGTCGTGAGGGCCTTTGATATTGGAATGGAATGTTTCTCCCTTTTCAGTCTCGAGAATTGCATATCCTGCCATACCCGTCTTATTACCCTTTCCTTCACGGATGTCAAGAATGAGGTATTCTTCGTCTTGAAAGTCTTTACGTTTGAGAAGACCGCTGCTGCGTTTGAATTCGTAAGGAATATCTTCACGAATCATTTGTCCTTCGTATCCTCGGTCTACATAGTCCTTATAAGCGGCGTCAACGGAAGCCTCGCAGCTATGGAAGTTTGTTTCTACAATTCGGATTGCGGTATCCTTCAAGTTAAACTCATCGTAAACGGATTGCAGATCTTCTGTTCTCTGTGCAAACTTTTTACTTGGATCGGCAATATCGTACCAATGGAATTGCAGCTTTTCTGCAGACTCCTGAAGATCTTCTTCGGTAGGTTTAGTCTTTTTAGCAAGCGAAGAAATCTTGTTGAAATCTTCCTTATACTCGTGGTTATAAAGTTCACCGTCAAGTACAAGGTCGGGAAAGGCTTTAAACACAGGCTCTAGAGACTTTAAGATGTGGGGAATGGTTACCCATGGCTTTCCATTCCGACTCTTGGCACCATCCTTGGTGATAACAGCACGCATCCCGTCAAGCTTTGGTTGAGAGAAAACAGGATACTCGATCTTGTCCTTGCGGTCTTCCCACTTCTTTGCGAGAGTAGGCTCAATGAATTTAACCGAAGTATCAACAGCCGTCTTATCCGTAGTATAGCCAGCATCAAGTTTTTTCTGGAACTTGGCCATGGCTTCAAACTCTGCCTGCTGTGCGACATTACGTTCGTTAGCTCGGCCAACGTTTGTGGCTTTAACACCATACCATTTAGAGGTGGTAATCTTTCCGCCAACTTGGCCACTGTGGGTTCGGTATGCGGTTTCGCTGTATTCAATAGTCCATTCTCGAAGAGCACCCGTGGATGCCCTAGAGAAGAGTGTTAGTAGTTTTGCCATAATATAAATTAGTCGCGACACCGCCGCTTGGACTGTTCTTTCTTTTTGTCCTTGAACTTTTTGGTAGGTGGTGCCATGGGGTGGCGGACAAGATTACGAAGACCAAGAGTTGATTTGTCCAGCTTCTTCTTCTTTTTCTTTTTCCGCCTCATGAGATTGTTATTCTTTAACGTGTTTAGATTCTTTTCACTACCTTCACAAATTCATCGTGCCAAAACTTGCTTGAATCTCTCAAGCTGCAATTAGATGATTCTCTCACATATTCAAGGGTAGCTACTATAATCTCTTTTCTACGTGAGTCAACGACAGGTTGAGTCAGTTCAAAATCGTCAAGTATTTCAATAATTGAATCAATATACGGGCATGTATTGGGTGGTACGCTTGGTGCCCTTTCCTTAGCAGATTGCAGTCGTGTCTTACTCATTTTCGTGGTGGTGTGTTGGCGGTCTTTCACTGCCCGTTAGTTCGGGCGGTTCATCATGCCAAGCAAGGCGGCGAACTCTCCGCACAATGCATTCAAGCAATCGCGACGAGCAACCAAGGCGTTGAACTGGTTCTGATAGTCGGGGTGATCGGGGTCGTCAAACGCAAGGTCATCAAACTGCTCCATGAACTGATCCAATTCGTCTTGCGCTTGTGCAAGCTCGGCTCGGCGTTCGTCCCATCGTTGGTTGAAGTTGGCTTCAAAGTTGTTGTTCATCGTGGTGTGGTGTTTTGGTTAATCCCAATATTCTAAAGTTCCGTTACGGGCTTCTCGAATTAATTCCGCGATCGTATCGCGAGCGTATTGGAGCTGATTCACTCCAATGGAGTCTAAATATTTTAGCCAGTGTTTATCGGCAACTTCCTGAGCATGATGTAATACTGCAACTTGAGACCAATTCTCAGCCTCGAGGATTTGCTCGTAATACCTATGCTCCTTCGCGAAGATTTTCGGGGCGAGCTCTTTGATTTTCATAATATAGTTTGTGGTAGTTTTGCTTACAGATATATTCTA